TATTGTCAATTGTCATTTAGTAGCCTTTTTTATTTGCTTAATACCTTTAACTACACCTTTTGTAGCAAGTGTTGCTAGACCAGATGGAGCTATAATCTCGCCAACTGATTCAGCAGCTGTTGCTTTTGTTTGTAATTGTGGAACTAACTCATTTATAAACGCTTTAACATCTTCAGTAGTAGGCAATCCAGTAGATGATTCTAACCCGCGTGTAAATTCCTCAAGCTTGCTTTTGCCTTCTGGAGTAGTAGCAGCATAATAAGCACCTTTAAGAATAGATATAAGATCTCCAGGTGTGCCTATTGCACCTTCTATAGCACCTTTGCCTAATGCATATAAAGACTCTGCTGGTCTTTGTTCAATGTCAGATACAACTGCACTAACACCTTCTGTAACCAATGGAGCAACTATGCCAGGAGATGGCAATCCTTTTGGTCTTACAATAACTTCTTCTTCTGGCACATATGCATTAAGTTTATAATCTTCAAATCTTTGATCTAGGTTCATTAATTTACCCCAGCATTATTCTTTTGGAATGTTTTAAATGCTTCAATATCAAGCAATGCAGCCTTCATTTTCTTACGCTCTTTGTCATCTTTAATTATATCTTTATATTTTTTATCTACATCTTTAGCTTTATAAGCATCTTCTGAATATGGTATATTATATTTAGAAGTAATAGATTTTAACTCAGCTTTAGCTTCTGTATATTTTTCAGTTGAATCTGCTTTAAGCACAGCATTAATACTTTTTTCCGCTTCTTCATTGACATTAAATGGCAAACCTTTAATTCGAGCATCATCTTGTTTTTTTCTTAAATCTCTATTGGCCTTGGCAGCTTGAGCTATTTTCTCAGGTTTAAGCATTAAACTATCCAAGCTTACTTCGTCTAATCTACCAATGATAACTTTATTAGCTTCTTTATCATCTCCAGTACGACTGTAATATTTTTCTTGAAGCTTCTGTGCGTCTGCAAATGTAATAGTTCTTCCAGCCGCGGCTCTAATATCAGCAATACTAAGTGTATCAGTTTCAACTTTGTCTAGCATATTGCTATACATTCTTTCTTTTGCTGGAGTGCTTTGTGTACCGCCAATTACTTCTTCATATTCTTTTGGGCTAATATTAATGCCATTAGCTTTAGTTTGTTGAATATATTGTTCTGGACCAATCTTGCCATTATAATATTGGCTTTGCAAATCTCTATATACATCTTCTTTTAGCTTATTGTTTAACTTTTCATTTGCTTCAACAAGCGCATATTGTTTGACTGACTTTTCAGTCTTACGTTTAACCACTTCCATCCATTCATCTTCTGGAACATATTTGCGTAAATATTGAGTATAATCTCCAGCTTGACCTTCTGAAATCTTAATAGCTGCTTCACCAGCAGTTCCAGCAAATGTTCTATCTTTTAATGCATAATCACCAATGCGATCCATAATTGCATTCTTAATAACATTATCCATTTGTTTTGTGTATTCTGGTATCTTGGCTGGATCTATATTCATCATCATTTCTTTGATAGTCTTTTTATCAAGAGATAATGCTAAATCAAATTCTTCAAATATTGGATATGCTTCTAATAGAGTTGGGATATTGATTTTGAGAGTTTTTAACTGCTCATCTACTTTGACAATATTCTCTGCTTTAACAAGACCTTCCACTCTATCCAAAGCAGATTTATAAACAGCATGGCCTAGTACAGTAACAGATTGTCTATATTTTAATGATTCTTCTGGGCCAACTTGAGCTAATACTTTGGAATGTCCATTAATAATAGCATCTAAATTAGATCTAATATTAACCATATCTAACTGAGAAATATCTGTTGTATTAATGCCAGCTATCATTCTACTAAACTCATCACGAGCTTGACCTTCAAGATCTGTTCTTAATGCAGATGCTTGCGCTGCTCTTGCTGCTTCACCAAAAACTGTATAATCTTCTGAGAAGATGTCTCTAATATCTTTACCTTCTGCTTGAGCCTCTGAAATCTGTGCTAATGTAGGTGGGTTAGCCACGCCATATTCTAAACCAGCTTTCTTAGCTTTTTCTGATTGTGCTTTAAATGCAAACTCAGAAATCCTATTTAATCCAGCTTCTGTTGATTTTGATAACCTTATTGACTCTTTAAGATTAGCAAAATCAAATGGCTGAGTATTTTCAAGCTGAATATTTTGTCTTTGGTATCTTGGGTTATCTGCCATAATTACGCCTTAGTTTTATATACCTTACTTACTTCATATGCTCCAGTTGCAATTTTGGTAGCAGCATCTAATACTCCACCACGTGTTGCTATGTCTGCTGAACTTCCATAAATATCCGCTTGAGCATTTCCAGATAGCATAGCATTAGCTGCATTGCTTAAATCTGTTTGATAGTCTCTGCCAGCTTCTCTAGTATTAATTGCAGCTATTAGTTTAGAAGATCCTTCTAATCCTACTATACCACCAGCATATCCACGAGCAACTGTTGCTGCATTATTAGCATTAAGTCTACGCAATGTTTCATTAGCTCTTTGTTCATATGCCAATGCTCTACGAGATGACTCAGCTTGTACTTGCATAGCTTGTAAACGATACATAGCATTTTGACTGCTTGCTTGAGACATACTTTGAGCAGCACTGAATAATGTAGATCCAGCAGAAAATAATAAAGATGGAGAAAATAAAGAGGCGGCACTTGCTCCAATAGCTGTTGGCACAAATGCACTACCCGCGCTAAGTGCTAAAGTTGAGCCTATAGCTCCTGTTGATCCTACTACTCCTAATGCTGGTGCGGCTGCTAAAAATGACATAATTATGTTCCTTGATGGACTCCTACTTTATATTCTAAACCTAATAATGTTAATTTCAATGGTGCGTTTTGAGTAATTGTAATCTTTGCTTCATTACTATACCCTAAAATGCCATGTAATACTTTAGTTCCTGTATAATCTGGTACATCAGCATCTAATGTTGATGCTGTGTCAAATGATCTAAATGGTACTTCTATGCCATTAATGACCATATTTTGTGTTTCATAGACTAATGCATTAACTTCAACAATACGCTTTTTAAAGCCTAATCGTGTGCCAGACTGTATCTTTAAGTCAATTGGCATAGTTGTTGCTTGTACAACAATAGGCAATCCTACTTCATAAGATGATGCAGATGCCCTAGGAAATGTTACTGTACCACCTCCAGGAACTGTCTGGTTGGCTTGTACAATGCCATCTAATAATACATTAACTTCTTTGCCTACTACATGAGACATAGACACTGTTGATGCTACACCACCTGTTTTAGCACTATCAGTTAATAATGTAGGGTCAAATCGTTCTACATAGTATTGAGCAGTACCACTAATGGTACGTTTAACTACAACATAAATAGTAGTAATGTCTACGCCAACATCTAAAAACTCACCACCCGCAGTTACAAACTCTGATGGAGCTATAACATTTTGTGATCGCATAATTGAATATGCTGCAATACTTCCATCTGTAGAATTAGTAATTAATAATAGATCATTCTCATCTGTATCCACAGCACGTCTTAATGCCATACGTGTAGGATTCTTTAATAGATGTCCTGATAATAGAGATATTTTGGATGTAAGATAAGTTAATTGTGTATCAGAGTATGCAATTTCACTTAGGATCTTACCTTGACGTTGTATAAATAACACGCCTGATTCTAGTTGTTGCACTCGAATACCTTGTTTACTACCAGCACGACCCGTAGTAGACACAAAGAATGATGTAGGTGTGATTGGCTCTAAACCTTGTTGTGGTACATAGAACTCACCACCCGTTGTAAAGATCATTAAATCACGACCAGAGATAATATCTGTAATCGCATTGAATGTATTAGTATCTAATGTAGCTTCTACTGAATCGTCATCTAAACCTTCTGTGCCTTCAAAGTCAAAGAAGATACCAACTTTAGATCCCCATACTGTAGATGGTCTTGATTTAGATCCGCCAAAGTATAAACGACCTTGGTGGAATGTTACTGTTCTAGGCCATCCTTTTCCAGCTGACCATACATTTTCGTAGCCAGATTCTAATTCCCAATTACCATTAGCAATAGCTGATGTATTAAAGAATGGAAATTCAGTAATAGCATTGACTACTGTACCGCTTGTATATTGGACAATCTTAGCTCTGCCTTGTGGAATAACATTAATATATTGTCCTACAGAGCCAGCAGAGAATACAGATGATGATGCAGTAAGTGTCACTTTACCTGATACAGCTGATGGCGTTAATGTACCAGCTGGATTAGATACGCTTAATGTAAATGCATATTTAGGAATACTGTCAAATGAAATAGCAGATGCAGTCCATGTAGCGTCTGTGCCACCACGTACAATTTTTATTGGCGCTAAATCTTCATGTACAACAATAAGTGTGTCAGCAGATTGTGTCCAGCACATATTAGCTAATCTAGCTGATGATAATGATACGCCTGATGTATCAAGATAACTATTGCCAGATCCATTGATGTTTGTAATTAATGCGCCATTCTTATATACATGCATACGATTATGTGTAAATGCAAGCATATAACTATCTGATGTTGAGAACTCAAAGGCTACTAATCGCACACCATTGGCAGCAGATTCTGTGCCTGAATTTGGCAATGCATTGATATAACGTAAACCACTGCGTCTAGTAATGCCACCTTGTGGTTGGCATAATACATTCTGAGCAGTCTCTAAACCATTCTCATATGATTTAATATCTATACGTGAGCGTAATAGTGGATCTATTTCACCCGCAGTAAAGTTAGTTTGAATGGTTACAAAACGAGCCATTAGTATCTCACATTAATCAATGAGAAGTCTTGTATTGCGTTTACTGGTTGTCCTTGGCCATCAATATTCATAGCTTGTCTCATGTAGCCACCACGACCATTTTCTCCTGGTGTACCTACAGCAACAGTTTGCCAATATCCAGCCTTTTCTGTTTGATCTGTAATAGGCACAGATAAATGCCATGCAAGTATATATTTAAGCAGTTGAACAAAATATGTTGGCATTGATGATTCTGGTACTGAGTATTGATAATCTACCCATACTTCTTCATAATCTGTTAGCACTTTATCTCCCATGATTCTGTATGCATTGCGTACAGGAGATCCTACTTCATTAGCATCATAGACTGCTCTTGGTGAGTTTATGCGATCAGAAGGTAGTTGATATTCGTATTTGTATTCGGTAACTGGTGTAGTGACCAGTCTAGCACATTGAACTTTCTTAAATGAAAAAGACCATGGATATGTTGATAATGCTTGGTCTCTAATATCTGGATATAGTCTATCGCATATAGACGCTTCATCTGTGCCTTCGGTAAAAGACGCAATAGGTTTAGCACCTAACATTAATAGTGAATCAGAACAAACTGATAATGCTGAATCTCCAGCTGCCATACTCTATCTCCAAATGTAAGAATAAGGCGAGTGCAAAACACCCGCCCTACCTAAGTTACTTACTACAATACAGTTTATTAATCTGTATCTGTTGCTGTTACTGTTAAACCATCAGATACGTCTACAACGCCAGATGCATTTGATAATACAAATACAATGCTCATTGTAGGAGTTGCTGAATCGTAAACAAAAATGATGTCGCCCACTTTTAAAAGTGAAGAAGCATCATTAAAGTAAGCAGCTGTGTTTACTGTAGCGATTGCATCAGCACTAGTATATGTCCAAATTTGTGGAGCATTACCAGCTTTTGATTGACCGCCAGCAGAGTTTAAACCAGTTGATGAATAAGCCATGTTTTAATCTCCTTAAATTATGCTGATTCGCGGCATGTGAGTTGAACAATACCCTCAGCATCGATAGCAGTTGCAGTCGCAGAGAATACAGCATTCACAAGGAATGAAGTTTTTTCTGGAATGTAATTGATTTCTGTGCGAGGAGCGATACCTTCTGCGTAACCAACAGCGTCTTTATGGAAAGCAAAAACTTTACGATCTAAAGAACCATCAATTGGTAAACCACCTTCTGAGCGATCACCCAATAAATGGAATGTAAAGCCTAAGAAAGTATTTAATTCACCAGCTACGAGAGCTTTAACTGTATTAAAGTCAGAAGAAGTTACTGCTGTTTCTGAAAGTAATGAAGCCAAGCTGTTACCATGAAGAACAATGTGACGACCTTCTGGTGGTACGTTGTTTTTGTCTAATAGACGTTTAGCTTCACGTAGTTTTGCTACGCTTAGGTTAGTGTCTGAACCACCGATA